CCATCCATTCAAGCCATGCGTACTGAGCATTACAAAAGGCTGTGACCGACAGGTGTGACCATGGCGTGACCGATGGCCTAAGTGGTGATGACCGTTCTAAACGGTCATGGTGTGCGGTCACGGAAACGGTCATAGTATTAAATCGATGATAACACTGGCATATTTAAGCAGTAGTGACAGTAGTGACCGTTTTTTCTTCTATAGTAGTAACATCTTAATATAAGGAACAAAGAGGGGGTATAAGAGCGAAAAGTGAATTGTGGGGGAAAGTAGGGAAAAGGGGGGGCGCACGGACACGTGGTCACGGAGGCTCGATTGGTCGAAAGCGCGAAATTGAATGAATTGAGGGCTGAAGTCATGCGCAGGGAGCATGCCTTGGCGGATGCGCGCGGGGAGGCCGAGGCAGACAATTCGCTGTCGCGCAGGAAGGTGCGCCGGGCCGAGGATCTGCTGCTGGTAGCCCAGGGCGAGCTGCGGAGGCTCGTGGAGCGGGGAAATGCGCAGAGCGAGCGGATTGCCGCGGAGGAGCGAAGGCGCCTGCAGCGGGCTCCCCCGGACCTGCAGGGGCTAGTGGAGGAGCATGGCGGATACGACAAGATCACAAACGAGGTCTGGCGGCGGTTCGATGCCGACATGGCCGAGTGGCAGGCCAAGACACGAAACGGCGAGTTCCCGTAATCAAGAACTCACAACGAAGCAATGGAGCAGGCAATGACTGAAGAGACGACGACTGAAGTGACCTACGTACACCCCCGCAACCTGGCCAAGGCGCAGCCGCAGATCCAGCCGCAGATCGAGCGGCTCGAGGAGCGCCGCGAGCGGCTGACGCGGGCCTATGAGGAGATCCGCACCATGGACGTCGACCTGGCGGAAGCCAAGGCCAAGATTGCGGAGCAGCAGCAGCAGATCGGGGAGCAGGCGGCGATGATCGAGTTCCTGGACGGGCGCGACCGGGAGCGCGAGGTCGACCTGATGGCGTGGCGGGAGCGGGCCGTGAAGCTGTCGGTGCAGATGCAGACGATCTGGCACCTGTGCCAGGAGGGCGACGTCATCGCGAGGGCGACGGCGGCGATCGAGGCTGCCGGCGGTATGGAGAAAAAGACCAAGAGCGGGTGAATTAAATCCATTGTCGACGAGCAATTTGTAATTGCAATTGAAATTGTAAATGCAATTGCAATTGCCGCGATTTGCCTGATTTTGCCTGGTTTTCCGGTTATGATCGGTTATGGCCGGTAATGGCCGACAATGGCCGATAACCGCCGGAATTAAATCGTAATATAAATCCGTCGCTATGGTCAAATTGACCACAGCGACGGCGGTAACATAAATCCGTTAGTACGGTCAGATTGACCGGCGTCGGGCGGCCTTGGAACGCAGCGGGCTATCCTCCTCGACGACCTCGATGATGTCGCCGTCGCGCATCGACATACAGGCGGTGATCATGTCGATCATGGCCTGGGCGATCCCTTCGGAGGTGGCGTCACGATCCGATAGTTCGATGCGGTCGAGTTCGCCGCCCATGCGGGTGGAAAATTTTATAACGGTTTTCATTGTAGGCTCCTGTGATGGGTGTGAGGGGTGGGCCAGGCTGCGGTTGGTCAGACCGCGGCGGGTCAGGCAGCGAGCGCCTTGCCGCTGCGGGCGGCAACGCGCAGGGTGCGGACTTCGCTGACGTTGGTGTGCGCCGCGACGAACTGGCGGGACAGATGCTCGCGCACTGCCTTCATGTCGAGCGTCTCGCGGGTGGTGTCGGATACCGAGAGGCGGAACAGGTCGCCCTCGTAGGCGCCGGGCGCGAGGCCCATCAACGCATCTTTCAGGGCGTCTTCCTGGATCTTCAGATCCGAGATCTGAGCCTTGATCCGGCCCAGGGCGTCGATGGTGGTGGAGAGATTGGTCATTGGGTAGCTCCGTTGTGTGATGAACAATGACAGCACCATAACCCTGGTTGTCTGGGTTGTCAACCTGTCTATATCACAATTCTGTGATACCTGACATATTGACATGGGTGTGTGGACGTGCCAGGGTGTCGACGTTCATCACAAAGGAGAACTGCAATGCGTGTTCAAATCCCCGCTTATACTGACCGCTGGATGATGGGCGACCGCTACGGCGAAGTCGTTAATATTGTGCGCGATCGGTGCGAGCATCGCGCCTCCGGCCTGGGCCGCGAGATCGCTCGCGTCAAGCTGGACAAGTCCGGCAAGATCGTTCGCGTCCTGCTCGACGACTGCATGGAGGTCTAAAGTGAACTGGCAGAAAAACCGCGAACCCATGAGTGGCGACGAATACTTCGCCGCCATCCACAGTCTGGGCATGAGCATCGCCGCCTCAGGGCGGTTTATCGGCAGATCAGAGCGCACCGCGCATCGATACTGCAAGGGCACCACCAAGGTGCCGCTCGAGGTCGCACTACTGCTGCGCAATCTGATCGCCACCAAAACCAAGCCGATCGTGCCGCCCTGGAAGGGCGTCAAGGAGCTGCGCGAGCAGATGCGGAGCGAAATCGAGGGGGGTAATAAACAGCCGTAGCTGTCCCGAAGGACACTTGACGGCCCACATCAGGGGCGCGCATTCTCCCAATTCGGGCGCTTGCGCGCCCTTTTCGCGTTGGTGACAAATGTCTAACGCCAAGATCATCAGCATGATCGATGCCGAGGTTCATGCGGTGCGCCGAGACGTTAATCACGCAATCGCTGCGATGGTGGCCGAGGCCGTCGAGCCTCTGGTCCAAAAAGTCGAGCAATTACAACAGCGCGTCAAGAAGCTGGAGGAGGGTGTGCCTATCCCGTTAAATAATTGACCAAGAAAAAGAAAACAATGCACGACATCGAGCTGAAGTCGCTCGCCAGATCCTACACGACGGCAAGTATTGCCGCACTCGGTGGCTGGGCAACAAGTGCCGCAACCAATGAAGACATTCGCTTGCGCGCAATCGGCATGCTGCTCGACCGCGGCTGGGGCCGGCCTGAAAGTATCACCAAGCATGCCGGCGTCGACAGCGAAGACATCAAGGTCACGATTAGAACAATCATTGAAAACAAGGGAGGCAAGTGATGCGGCAATTTAATCCGAAGTGTCCGAAGTGTGGAATGCGCCACAAGCCAGGTGCTGCTTGCATTTCGTGCGACTGACGTGACGATCGAAATCACAGTGCCATACAATCGATGGGAGCCGCATTCCCATCAGATGGCGCTGTGGGAATATCTGCAGGCCGGCGGCGATCGCGCAATCGCTATCTGGCATCGCCGCGCCGGCAAAGACGAAGTGTGCTTGCACCACGCCGCGGTCAGCATGCTGAAGCGCGTCGGAAATTATTGGCATTGCTTACCGGAATATGCACAGGCGCGCAAAGCGGTATGGACTGCGATAAACCCGCATACCGGCAAGCGCCGCATCGATGAGGCGTTTCCGCCCGAGCTGCGCGCATCGATCTCCGACAACGAGATGTTCATACGCTTTCGCAACGGCTCGACCTGGCAGTGTATTGGCTCAGATCAATACGATCGCACAGTCGGCGCCTCGTGCGCCGGCGTGACAATGTCGGAGTATGCACTCAGTAACCCAAGCGCCTGGGGGTACTATCGACCGATGCTGCAGGAGAACAATGGCTGGGCCGTGTTCATCTCGACGCCGCGGGGCAATAATCACTGCAAGGCGCTGTACGATTATGCCAAGCAGTCGCCGGACTGGTTCGCGCAGCTGTTGACCGCGGAAGACACCAAGGCTCTGTCCCCGGCAGAGCTGGCTAACGCCTTGGAAGAGTACAAGGCGCTGTATGGCGCCGACGCGGGGCGCGCAATGTACGAACAGGAAATGCTTTGCTCGTTCAACGCAGCTATCCTGGGAGCGTTCTATGCCGTCGAGATGGCCCAGGTGCGCAATGAAGGGCGCATCCTGCCGATCGAGGCAGACCCAGAGCAGTACGTGCATCGCGCCTGGGATCTCGGCGTTGGTGACGACACCAGCATATGGTGGTTTCAGAACAGTGGGACGCAGCTGTTGATCCTCGACCACTACGCCGCATCAGGCGTCGGCCTCGAGCATTATGCCGGTGTCATCGAGCAGCGCGCCAGGGACCACGGCTGGCGCAACGGTACCGACTTCGTGCCGCACGATGCGAGGGTCAAGGA